ATGATGGCCAAGCCTGCGTTAAGCAGCGCCAGCCCCGTGTTTTGGCCTTCTTGAGCTTCAAGTCTTTTGCCTCTGGCAACAAGTCGATCCGACCGATCTTTGTAAATGTCGCCTTCGTTCTCGATTTCTTTTTTGCGCTCCGCCAAACGGTTTTCTACACGTGCGTTGGCGCGGCTGTTAACTTCCACGAGTTGGTTTCGCATAGCGCCAATCTCGTAGTTGTCGTTGCCCAAGAACTTATCCCGCGCTGCGCGAATACCTTCAGGGCTAAAAATATCCGACGTGTCTTTGCTGGATGCGGCTCCGGTAGACGGACCGCCCCGACCTGTTCCTGTGTTTGCCACCGTGTTGCGCGACAAAACAGAAGAAGGCTGTAAACGGGTATCAGCGCTGGGGGCTGGGCCCGCAGCGGGAGCGTTATCCACACCGGGCTGTGCATATGTAGCAGCGTCAGCGCGGTTGAGCTGGCTGCGAAGGGTTGCTCCAGAAGGTGCATCGGGTACATTCGCAAGCGCTCGAGCGCGGGGTCCCTGCAAACTTGTGTTATTTGCTAAAAACTTTTCGTATGCACTAGAGACAGGCGCTTCGCCGGGAACAACATAATCAAGCATGTTTGCTCCAAAAGAGCCCACATCTGCGGCGGCTTCCCCTAACCCGCGAACCAGTCCAGTGCCTGCTCGGCCAAACTCGCCTTGAGAAATGTCACGCACGGTACCGGCTAAAGACGTGTCAATACCGTCGGGGTCTTGGACTTTGTAGTCCCCCATAGCAGTAAGCGCCTCAATACCCAAACCTGCGGGGGTTAATTTTTTACCTGTGGTTACTGCTTTGCCAAGAAGAGCGGTGGCCTTTGTGCCTGCGGCTTTTGAAGGGGCGTACGTTTTTCGAGCTTCCGCCCCTGTCGGTGTTTGCGCTGCCTGCGTTGCCGGAGCGGCCGAGCCAGTAGCGGCAGAGGGCGCGGCCTTGGTCTGCTCAAACATGTCCAGAAGAGGTGCTTTGCCTGCGGCATCCATACCCGCAAAGTCCATGTAGTCGATACCCATGTTCTGAAGGAATCGAATAAATTCTGGGCCTGCCTTTGTCAAACCGCCCGGAGCGTAGCGCTCTACGTCACCACCATCAGCAAACGCAACAATACCGCCATCGGCAAAGTTCATCTCTGTGGGAATGCGGGCAATGCCGAGGTCTTCTGGCATGGGTTGCGCTTGCTGAGGGGCCATAGACGCAATAACTTCATCGACAACTTTGGGCTGCGCTTGCACAGCCGAGCGTCTTGCCAAGTCCAGTTTGTCACGTCTTTGTTTTTCTGCCAAAACTGCGCCCACAAACAGGGCGTTATTTTTGTTTGCCTGCGCTGTTGCTTGTAGCTGTGCGGGGGACAGCTTGGGCAACTTCGCCATAAATTCGTTGATAGTTGTCATGGCGTACCTCAAATCTTGGACAGGGCCAGCTCAGCCAACCCGGCTGGCTGATCAGCTACGGAACCGCCTTCTGCAAACTTGCCGCCGCCCATCATGTAAGCGCCTGCCAACGATGTGCCTGCGCCAAGAACTTGCTGTCCAAGTCCGGGTTGAGGAGAGTACAAGCTCTGAACGGTGCCCATCGGTGTGCCGCGCAGGATGTTCGACATGAACTCCAACTGCTGATACGGGTAGCGTTGTTGCGCTGCGAAGTCGGACATACGGGCGTTGATGAGCGCCTGTTCCTGAGCTTGCTGCTGCGCACCCATCTGGCCTTGCAGGCCAATCGTTTCTCTTTGCTGGCCGAACTGCTGGCCACCCAATGCGCCAAGCTGACCTGCGCTTTGCAGAGCTGTCTGAAGACCTTGCATACCGAGACCCGCGCCGTACTGGCGAGACTGCTCCCGCAGTTGCTGCTCGGTGTTGAATTGCTGACGGGCTTGGTCAAACGCGCTTTGCAGCCCGCGAGACTGAATATCCCCAAGCTGGGTGCCCAGATTGCGCTGGCGCTCGGCCTCGATGATGGCCTGACGGGAACCGCCAAACGCGCCGCGCTGCACAGCCTGAGCTTGATCCATGTTGCGCTGCATTTCAGACGCACGACGCGCTTCGCGCATCTGTGGCTCCAGAGCCTGCTGGATGAACGGCGACATGTAGTCGCCTGCCTGCTCACCGAACTGGCCCGTCTGGTAAGGGTTGAACCGGGTTCCCAGTGCTCGCATACCGGCCGCGCCTGCCAGACCCATGCCTGCCCCGGTTGCTGCGGAGGGCTGGAGTTGCTGTGCGCCTTGGAATGCTTGCTGTTGCAAACCAGAGAACCCTGCCACTTGCGTGGGGTCCATGCCCTGTTGTCTGGCGTACTGGCCGTAGGTCTGGAACGGTTTGTCAGTTGTCACCGCTTCGGTTTTGGCCAGCGTTTTTTGCGCATACGGTTTGGCCCAGTCCGGCAAGTCCGTTACTTGGGTTTGTTTTTCCGGGGCACCGCCACCACCGCCGGAGTCGTAAACGCGGCGAGTAGACGTAAGGCGACCGCCTTCGCCGTAGCCATCAAATTTGGTTGGGATAATCATTTGGCCACCTCAAAAAATTTCTGGTACATCACACTCTGCACCGAATAGCCGTACTTTTTGCCGGTATCGCGCCAGCCCGGACGGCCAATAAACTCGACGCCAGCACACCCGGCATCGCTTGCAAACTGTGCAGCAACCCGCTGCATTTCGTCTTCAATCACGGCCAACGTACCCGGCTGCATTGCGCAGTACTGAATTGTCAGCATTTTGCACTGCGGATACTGTTTGATCTCAGTGATCACATGCCCGTGCGCCACGTTGTCCTTATGCACAACCCACAACTGCATCGTACCGTTGATGATAAACCGCAGCAAATCATCCGCTGTTACGCGCCCCCGAGCCCACTCAACGGACTCTTGTAGGAAAGGCAAAATGGCCGGGATCGTCCCAGCCACTTGTCCGAGGGGCACCAGCGAAATGTTCATGCTGGCAGCAGCCGTTCGGCTTTGGAGTTAACCGCCACGCGGTTCTTGCCAGTAGTTTTGCCTCGGGCCTTTTGAATGCGGTCCATCATAGCGTACAGCTTGCGGGCACCAGCATCGGTGGAGCCGTTGCCTAACTCAGAAACGATACGAGCAGGGATAACGAACTCACCATCAGCAAGACGCGCTGGGCGCTTGTTCGCAATCGTTGCAGGAATGGAGTCAGATACGCCATCGCCGGGACCTTTCAAAAGACGACCGCCATCGGAGTAGTCGCCGAGGTGGGAGATACCACCGCCACGAGCAAACTGTTGCCCACCATTGGCCATCAGCGTCAGCGCTTGGTTGCGGTCAGACATTTCAGCAACCGGACCGCCATCAGCCATAAACATCGGAGGGGTTGCCGACATGGCGTCGCGTGTGCCCGGAGTCATACTGGTGTACTGACCGGTAACCGGATCAAAAGAATACTCGTAGGGGTTGGGTCCGCTGCCTTGGTAGGAAGCACCTGTTTGAGACCCCATGCCCTGCATCATCGGGGCTGCAGCGGCAAGACCTGCACGCATTACCGAGGGGCCGCCTGCTGCGGTCATGCCTGACTTGAAAGCACCAAGACCTTCAGTACCGATGCGGCTAGCGCCTTTGCCCATCAGATCAAACCCCGACATACCGGTTCTGGCTGCTTCAAGTTGAGCAGGTGTAGCAGTTTGCCCCGCCAGTTGAGCGTAGTTGGATGGAAGTGATACGCCTTCAACAGCGGCGTTCTTTGCAGCTTCGCTAGCGATCTGCTCGCCAGCAACACTTTGCGCTCCAGCGCCCATCAAGCCGCCAGCCAAACCAGCGCCGCCGTAAGCGCCAAGACCCGCCATCAGACCTTTACTCAAGCTGCCAGTACGCAGGGCTTGAGCACCACCAACACCCAGACCGATCATGGCTGGAGAAAGCGCCAAGGAAGTGCCGCCTGTGGCAGCGGCCAAGCCCACGCCAATCAGGGTGGGGAGAATGTTTTTAAGGAAGCCCGCTTCAGCCAGACCTGTCTCGGGGTTGACGGTCAAAGAGCCGCCGTGGGCTTTGGCAAGCGCTTGCAGCCCAGCAACTTCTTGCGGGGCCATGTGGACGAGCTGAGTGTCAGGCCCCCGACCACGGGACGCCATGTGTTGTGCGGCTAATTGCAGGCTCATTGGGGCCTCACGGAAAAGGGGTTGGTTGAGTCTATCATGGGGTAGGCATTTGTTCAATCAGCGGCTGATTTCTTCCCAGTCCACAGAACCCAGCACTTGATCGCCGTTTCCGGCAGAGGTACAGGCCAAAGTCAGTTCATACGGAGTGGCCGTAAAAGGCTGCCGCTCAAGCTGGCTGGTAAACAGCGCTTCTTTGAGAATATCCACACTGTTGGAGCCTTGGTTGGAGCCTTGGAAGAAGCCAGTCGCCAAAATCCGCCCGCCGGTACTAGAGAATGCCGTTCCGGTAATGTTGTATTCCACGCCAGAATTAGCCCCGGCACTTACCCATGTGCCGCCCGTTGTCGTGCCTTGCATAACCACTTCCCATTTGTAGTTGGCGTTGTTTGTAACACCGAGAATGGAGATTGCAGTCAAGATAGCGATAGCATCAAGTCGGGTCGATTTCAGCCGGATAGACACTACGGGGTAGAACGTACCTGCAGTAGTCAGCGTTTTGGGGGCGGTTATTGTCGTACCCGCAGAGAGCTGTGCGCCCCGGAGTTCGTATCCGCCCTCTGAAATCACAGTAGAACAGACCTGCTTTAGCGTACTTGCGCCAGAGGTCGCGGCCGTATTTGTCATCTCATACCGCAGGGGCAGCGACGCCGTGGTGATGTAGGTTGTCAGCGTCAGGTTGGCGTGATTGAAGTTGTGGGCGGGTACAAACGCCCCGTTGATGATGAAGCCCATACGGCATGTGCCAAGACCCAGCCACTCAATATCCATGTATAGGATTTGGGACTTGGAGGAATCCAGCGTGATGCCGGATGGTCCAGTGCCGTCAAGCCGGTCTTGGTTCCACTCAGACTGTGGAACCCGGAGATTGACCAGCGACCCCGTGACACTGCTGCGCTCGACCATGTAATTGGTGGTGCCGTCGCGCTCAAAGTACAGGCCGTTTGCCGCACCGTAGTAGCCAACACGCTGGCGCAGGTTGGTTTTGGCATCCCCAAAGACAAAGGTCGACATCACCAGCAAGCTCTTGCCCGGCTGATATGAGAAAACTTTAATGGTCTCCCGGATGATCTGATCCCCGCTGGCAGACCCGACGGTCAAATTTACGAGGCCTTCGTCTTGGCTAAACGTAGCGGCGGCTGTGCCGGTAGTGCTGGTCGCCCACAAATTGTTGTCCGCGTAGCGATGGGAAGAGTCGAACAGCGTCAGGGGATTACTGACACGCAAACGCCCGAACGCGTCGAGGTTGGTGCCGCCAATTGAGACCGGGATTGTTTCCATAGAAGCCGCCAGTTGACCCAAAATGTTGTCGAGTCGGTTGAAATACAAACGCAGTACGTCCGAATACTGATCGTGAAAGCGCGGCTCGTACTGGGCCGGGGCAGTCGGCAGGCGCGGAGCGGCAACCTTGTTGATCTCAAACTGAGAAGTAACGATCAAGGTCATGCTTATCTCCGGCCGTCAGGACGCACGTCGATGGAAGGCACGCCAAGCTGCCACTGAACCCCAAGGCCGTCGGAGCTGATTTTGAACGCCATCTGGCGGCCACGCACGCGGGTGTAGACGATCTGGGTGAACTGCTGCACAAGGTAGTTGCGTTGTGCTTGGTAGTTCTGGGCGCTGGTCACAGCCGGGGTGTCGGCCAAACTGTAGTTTGCACCGGGATTTTGCCGTGGGCGCATGGTAAACGTCACTGCCGGATTATTGACAGTAGAGCCGTCAAACGTAATGTCCGGGATCATGCGCCAGACAAAGCCGTAGTTGTGGCCGTCGCCAATGTCAAAATCTGCAGACTGGATGTACGAGCTGATGGGGGTTGGCGGGTTTGTGGTGCCGTCGTCAACGCCGTCTTCGTGGTCAATCAGCAAGCCGCCATAACCGGTAGCCACGGGGAAATCCCGCAACGAAGTGTCCAGCCACGCCGTACGGGCGAGGTTGCCGTAAGACCAGATTTTCTCAAGGTGGTTGTAGATCACATACCGGTCAACCACTGTGGAGTTGGCCGAGCAGTAGTAGAACCAGATTTCGTTGTAGGCCTCGTTTGTGCCAGCGAAGAACTGATACGCCTGCTCCAGATTGATGTCGCCAAAAATGTACTGACGCAAGGGGCAGTACAGGGTCTCAACACGGCCGGAGTACATGTAGAACTTGTCGCGCCCCATCCAATACGTGATGTTGGCAGCAGTAGCCACGGCGTTCGGCCCCATGATGGAGGTGTTGTCCGCAAGAGTGTTGAAGCCCCAGACATACGGCGGTCCAAGGTACTGCATGGAGTACAGCGCAGCGTCCGTCCAAATCAAAATCTCCTGACGCGATTGCAGCTCAGCCACGATGGACGAGCCGATACTCAGGCGGAAACTACCTGCTTGGTTGGTGGCAGCGGGGGCCCAAACCTTATAGTCTTCCTGATCAGACCAGCGCACCAGCAGGGGGTCCAGTACGGCGCTGCCGTAGTCGTTGCAGCCAAACGCAATTACAAAACGCGAAGTATCCGAAGTCGCAACCGAGTTGACAAGGGTCGGGCAGCTTGAGTCTGTCAGCCAATATTGAATACCGTCTTGGGTATTGGTATTGGTGCTGGACAGAATCTGCGCTCGGTTGTAGGTATTGGGGTTAACGCCCGGGACCCACATATACAACGCCCCGCCACGAGGGTTCAGGACAAGGTAGTCGCCAAAGTTATCCTCGCTCCAAAGGCGCATTTGTATGCCAACACCCAGACCAGCAGGGGCAGCTTGCCCCCAACCTGTCAACGTGCCGTTTGTATTTCCGCCCCAACCGCCCGCACCCCAACCCACGCCGACTGTATAAATTTCGTTTCCGATACCGAGTTGGTACTCAATATTGGCTGTACCCGTAGTGCCACTGGAAGTCGCTGGTGCAGAAACGACGATGCTGAACGCATTGGCGTCGATCCGCGTGATGCGAAATTCCAAATTCAATGCTGCTGCAGGGATGCCATTAACTGCGCCACTGACGCCGGAGATGATAACGAAATCCCCTGTTTGCCCGCCATGCGCGGTGTTGTTGACGACCACTGTGGTCGACCCGCTGGTTGTTGTAAAGGCGTTGGTAACGCCCGTGACCGTGGCACGGATCGGGGTGACGTCGTAGAACGTGCCGCCGGAGGTGGCTTGAAGGTAGTATTTAAGGTTGGTACCCAACGCCATCAAGTTGACGCCTGCCAGCGTCACCCAGTTCCACAGAGAACGGCAAACCCCCCAAAAAGACCCGGTGGGGGGTGCAGCAGAAACGCCGTTATTGTTATACGTACCGGTATCGCGGCTCCACCCCCCAATTTTTTCGGGGAAACCCGAGCGAAAGCGCACCTTGTCCATCTCGAACCAAGTACCTTCATTGGCGAGAGTAGTAGATTCCCGGTTAACGCCGGGGCGCAGGAGCAGTTTCTGTAAGGGCATCGTTTACCTCAGTTTTCCGGCATTTTCGCACTTAACTCAGGAACAGCGCAATCTCAGCTTCCCGGCGCTTGACCAGACCCGGCAGGACTTTACCCCCGCCCTTGGTCCAAACCCTGAAAGCCTCGGCTGCGCCTTCCCAATCGCCACGGTTTGCACGCATGCGGATGGTGCTGCGCTGGAGGTTGCCTAACCCGAAATTAAAGGATATAGAGACCAAAGCGTCAAAGCTGCCTTGACGGCCAACCACGCCGGGAACAAGTCGTAGAACACCACGTTCAAAAGAAGCGACGTCAGCTGCGAATAATTCCTCGATTTCCTGTTTGGACCAGACACGGTTGTCCTCCGCTTTCAGTGGGTACTCCTTGCGGATCATGGGGATGTCGGCTTTGGTCTTGCCCGGTGGCCTGACCATGGGGAGCCTGATCTGTTCTTGGTACAAGACGTGGCCGTAGCCAATCGTGTGAATATGCGCCGGACATAAATATGGGCGACTTCTGAACCCCTCATAGCGGTGCATGAGGTCAGCGCCAGCCTTGCTCAGTTTCACTTCTTGCTCCAGCCGCGAGAGCCAAACCAAAAGCCGATGATTCCGCCCAGCATTGCCATCTCATCGCTGGAGAAGATCAGGTCGGAATACTTGATTACATCGTCAATTCCGGTGATAAGCGTTGGGTGCTGGTACAGGTACCACGCCATGAAAGCATTGATCAACACCAGCTCAATCACAAAGATGTAGGTCACGGTGGGGCGCACGGTGCCCACGTAGCTGGACACCCATGTAGCAGCCTTCTCCAGCACCTTTTCGTCATGCTTGAGCGCAGCCTCGGTCATTTGGGCATCAGTCTGCAACTGAATCTGGTCCAGACGGATTTCTTCGACCTTGGCTTGGGCGGCAAAGCCAGCGGCGGCCAGTGCCAGCTCGCGTTCGGTTTGGACAGCGGCCAGTGCCAGCTCATGTTTTTGGTCAGCCTTGTTCTGGAAGTATTCCAGCAGCTTTGGAAGACCGGAGATCAGCAGACCCCCAAGAGTTGAAATCAGTGAAAGCATCAGTTACCCCTTTTGGTTAGCATTGCGCTGGCGATCTCCAGCATAAATTTTACTTGCTCAAGCTGCTCTGGCTGCTGCGCCCAGCCCACGGTGATCTGCCCAACAAACCTGTGGCTGTCGGGGGGAACACTGACACGGCAGGTATACGCCACACCCTTCTCCAAGTACCACAGCCCGACTTCAGACTGCGCGTAGCGGTATTCCCCGCAAGGAATCTCGTTGGTCATCAGCCTGACTACATCCGAATTGTTGGACGCGTTCTGGCTGAACAACCCTACGTCGATGTCTTCGATGCTTTTGTCCCTGCCGTCCTTGGTATAGGCCCTGTACAGCACCCGGCTGTTGAACAACGGGTTGACCTTGAAGATCGCCACCACCGATGCGCCGGTCTTCTTGAGCAGCATTGAGCTTGCGTCATCGGCCCGCGATGTGTTGATCTCCGGCAGCTTCTTGGACTCCTTATAGGCATCCCGCATGAACTCTTGGTTTTGCCACAAGAAGTACCCCGCGAAGGCCACAACGCCCATGATGAGGATGGCAAACAGCTTAAACGGCGAGTCCACATACCCCAGCACTTTGTCTAGGGTTGTGTTGGCGTTTAGCTTCTCGTCGCTCATCTCAGGTGCAGCATGTACAGCACAATGCCGTAGATGATCAGGGCAGCCAAGACCACGGACGCCATGCCAAGGGCGATGTATTCGGTTAGTTGCGCAAGTCGTTCAGCCCTGCGCTTTTTTTCTCTGGCTGCTGCTTCGGCTTCTTCCCTGCGTTTGCGAGCAGCTTGGGCTTGGAACTTTTGCCAATCGCCCCACATGCCCGGACGGCCAGCGTAGACCATGCGCTCAAGCAGCTCTTCCTCTTGCTGCTTGAGCCGCTCCAAGGCCATGAACTCTTCGAGGTCAGAGCCGCCACCTTTCTTGGTGACAGACTCCTGAATCTTGGCTTTGTTGTCGAAGTAATCGAAAACCCGTGAGCCGAGCTGGTGCAGCTCCTTGCCGTTGGCCAGTGCGCCTTTGATTACTGCGAAGGCTGCATTCGCGGCGGCAATTTCTGCCAACATACCGGCTCCTTACTACAGGGGCAGAGCAAAGAATTTCGGTTATTACTTGCTTTCAGAAATATCTCCGGGCACCCGAGCAAACTCGACGATGAAGCCATACGACTTGAGCGACCAGCCGGTGATGCGTTCCTTGAACGGCAAATCAGCAACCGACGCTTTGAGCATGGGGGGGATGGTGGCAAGACTGCCAAAGGTCGTGATGGTCGGGTTTTCGTTCGGGTCTTGCGTAAATTTCACAAGGCCGCGCTGATCGACGATGTATTTGTCGAGAATTTCCCCGCTTTGCACGTTCTTGGAGACATACGCATACTTGACGCCATCGATAACTGCGTCGGCCTCGTACCACTCAACAACGACGCCATTCAGTGCCTTTGCCAGATTCTTGCCGTCGCCATAAAGATTCGCCAGCAACTCACCCGTGGTCACATTGAACATGCTGCACAGGTACCGCACGTCGGTGACGATCCCCTTCTCAGTAAAGAAGGCGTCAATGGCCGACTTGTCTGCGTCAGCGCCGTTGTATAAAGCGGCGGGGGTATTGGCTTGATTGGTGTTGTTGGCAAGCGAGATGCTTGTCGAGCCTTTCTCGCCAACAGGCGGCGGCACGACGGCGCGTTCTTGCTCCAGCCAGTACGCGACCGGGGAATACATGCCGACCACCGAACTGAGGTCTTCGCCTTCAAACGGGAGGCGGGCGCTAATGTGCATGGTCTGTCGCCCCTCTGATAAGTAAACGACTTCCATGCAGCGAGCCGCCTGATCGACGGAAACGATTTCGTAGGAATATGTGATGTTGCTCATGTGATTGCTCCAAGGCGAGTTCCAGTCGCCAACCATGTGATATTTGCGTTGCCGCTTACGGCAGCGCCTCCTGAACCGCCAGCACCGGGGGTGGTTTGGGAAATAATGGTGGCGCCTTGACCACCAGCAGAACCGCCAGCTCCCCGAGAACCACCATTGCCACCAGAGCTGGCAGTGTTGACTTGGTTTACTGGTCTCTGGCCCGCCCCGCCAGCGCCAGCAGCCAAAACTGTGCCAACGCCACCCGCTTGACCCACAGTGCTTTCGCCACCTGCGCCTGCTGCGCCGCCCGCTGAATTTGCAGCAGCAGAGGATTGACCACCGCCGCCACCGCCCCCCGCGTAGGATAACCCATACGAGCTAAGAAAGGAGCCGCCACCGCCACCGCCACCGCCACCGCCACCAATAGTGCCGTTGTTAGTGATTGACACCCCTACGGAAGCTGAGAGAGCCAAACCGCCAACACTACCGGCTGTTGCCATAGGGTTTGGGTCGCGGCCGACAGTCCAAATACTGCCATTACCACCAGCACCTCCCATGCCAACAATTAATCCATTGTTGACCAACTGAACTCCGTTCGGAAAGGACCCGTTAACAGTCAATCCGGGAGTTCCCGTGGAATTGCTGCTCATATAAACGCCACCAGCAATGGTTGCGACAACTTGACTGGTTTGATTCCAGCCAGCATTAACCGCCAAAGTGCGCAGGTTTGCATTTGTCTGATTGCTGCTAATGGTGAATGAGAATGTGGGGCTGTTTGGCTGCTTGTTGTAAAAGTCGCTCATGGCAATAGCGCCAGAGGGGAACGTGCCAGATGCACCTGCTGGCGTCCACCACGTAGTTCCGCGATAAGCGTTCAAATTGTTTCCGCGACCAAACTCTGCATTGATCTGCTGGATTGAGATCGTACCGGACGATGGGGTTGGCATAATTTACCTCAAGGAGTGCCGTATGCGGTTACGTTGCCGATAACCGTAAAATTGCCCGACGAGTCCATCGAACCGATGGTGGTTGCCCCGTACTTGAAAAGCAGTTTGCCGCCCGACTCAACAATACTAAAGTTAGCGGTCACCAGATTCGTGGCATTTGTCACAGCCGTAGAACCGATAGCCGCCACAATATCTGCGGCAGAAGCCACCGAAAGAGCGCTGGAGCCGTTCCCGCGCAATATGCCACCGTTTGTAAACGACGAAGCCCCAGTGCCACCATCGACTACGGCCAGATCAGTTGCCAGTGTCAAACTGCCGAGGTGGTCGTTTTGGGTACGGAAATTGGTGCCGTCCGACCAGACGGTCATGGTCTTACCCGCAGGGATCGCTACACCGGTACCGGCGGCTGTCGTATTGCCGATCACCGTGGAGTTGTAAATTGTGGCAGTGTGGGCGCTGGCGTTGTAAATGACGTAAGTCTTCTCCGCCGGAGGTGCATACACATTAAACGCAGCGCCTACCGTGGTCGTCAACGCAATCGACATGTTACGAGATTGGTCGGCCGCGCCATTCAGGGCAGTAAACGCTTGGTTTGCCGAAGTGACCGAAACCGATACATACCCAGCGATTGCCGACTCGATCAATGTGCCGAGGTTGGTGTTGGTCGTGTTGCCCCAAACACCGGCCTGATCGCCTGTGGTAATCAGCTCGATGCGAAGACTGGGAGAGTAGGTGCTCATGGTGCGTTGCCTTTTGTCAATTGTGCCACGAGAGCTTCAAGGGCGTCCAGTCTATCCATTGTTTCCACCAAGGCGGGAAACGCCACAACGCCAAGTTTTTCGTAGTCGACAGCCAGCGACCCATCGGGTCGGGTGCGGACGGCGCGGGGGAACACGCGCAGCACATCTTGAGCCACGACCCCGAAATCCGCCTTCTGGATGAAATAGCCGTCTGCGCCACCGTGCTCCGCAATGTATGCGTCTGTCCAATCAAAATACTTCCCGCCAATTGCACGAACAATGCTCCCGGCGCTGGTTATCTCTTGGATGTTTTCTTTGAACTTGCGGTCAGAAGAAAAGTATGCTGTGACGTTGTTTGTGGCCCGGATTTCGCCGGTTGTGCCTGATGCGCCTGTACCAACACCAAACGAACCAAACTGCACGCTGGCGCTGGTATTGATGCTTTGCGGAAGCGAAAGGGTCACCGCGCCAGTGGAGCCCGAAGCAATAACTTGGTTTGCGGTGCCTGCGATGGACGTCACACCGCCGCCAGAGCCGCTGGATGCAGAGGTCACACGGCCTTTAGCATCTACGATCACCGTGGCGTTTGTGTAAGTCCCGGCTGTAACACCGCTATTTGCAAGCGTCATGGCTGTAGCGACGTTGCCCGAACCACTGACCGAGTTAGAACCTGTCACATCGCCAGTAAAACTCAATGTCCTTGCAGTGGTCCATGCATCCGCAGTGGTAGCAGTTGTGGCAGAAGTCGCCGTAGAGGCGTTACCAGACAACGTGGCCGTAATCGTGCCCGCGCTGAAATTGCCCGAGGCGTCGCGTGCAACAATGGCGTTTGCCGTGTTGGCGCTCGTAGCCGTTGTTTGCGAGTTGGCGATAGAAATCGTCGTGTTTGTAACGCCGGTGACCTGCCCACTGGCATTGGTCGTGATTACTGGAACGGAAGAAGCAGACCCGTACGTGCCTGCAGTGCCAACCGGCGTGATGCTGAACTGGGTGCCGCTGAGGGTCAGGCCAGTGCCAGCCGAATAAATCTGCGCAGAAGAAATCTGGGCAAACGTGATGTTGGTCGTGCCAAACGTGATGGTGCCCGTAGTGTTGCAGGTGTAGGTTTCGCCAGCACCGGTCGTGCCCTGCTGGACAAAAACGGTAGACCCCTCGCTCAACCCCGATGCGCTGTTGATGACGTAAGTGTCGGCATCGGATGCGCGGGTCAAAACCCAGTTGGTAGAACCTGACCCCACGTCCGTAACAACGTAGATGCCGTTCTGCGTCTGAGTGGTCTGCTGATACACCAGCACGCGGTCGTTTACACTGACCGTCACGCCGTCAATTACCAGCGCAATTTGTGTTCCTGAGTTTGTCAGGGTAGCGCCCACACCGGCTGTGCCGTTGTTGTATGTCGCGGTCAGGTTGATGGGAGACTCAACGCGCACTGGCTGATGGAAGTGGATGCCAGATGCCACGAGCGTATCCACATACGTCTTGTTGACTAGATCATTGGCGGATGCGGGAGTTGTTGAGACCGTGCCAGTAGTCAAAGCGACGGACGTGATGTCCGTATTGGCCCCGGATTTAGCAGCTTCGAGGTTGGTACGAGCATTTGCGGCATCGACTGCCCCAGTGCCGCCGTTGGCAACAGGCAGCGTGCCGGAGACATCCGCCCCAAGCTGAACCAATTCCCATGCTGCGTTATTGCCGTCAGTGGTTAGGAACTTGCCAGAGTTGCCTGTTTGGGAAGGTGCCAACGCGTTAAACCCAGCCGTCGCAGTGGTCTGGCCCGTGCCACCGTTTGCGATAGGAACCGCGCCCGTGATATCGGCAGTTACGTCGATCAGCTCCCACGCAGTGTTTGTTCCGTCGGTCGTCAAAAATTTACCGGAGTTCCCGGATTGGCTAGGTGCTAGTGCATTAAATCCTGCAGTGGCCGTAGTTTGCCCCGTACCGCCGTTGGCAATAGGCACTGCGCCGGTAATGTCAGCAGTGACATCGACCAGCTCCCATGCGGTCGTGCTACCGTCAGTCGTCAAAAATTTGCCAGAGTTACCGGTCTGCGCCGGGGCCAGTGCATCAAAAGCCGCAGTAGCCGTGGTCTGGCCTGTGCCACCGTTTGCGATTGGTAGTGTGCCGGACACGTCTGCGCCAAGCTGGACAGGCTCCCATGCGGTGTTCGTGCCGTCCGTAGTAAGAAAACGGCCAGAATTACCAGACTGATTGGGGGCCAACGCATTAAAAGCCGCAGTAGCGCCTGTTTGCCCAGTACCACCATTTGCTATCGCAAGGGTGCCCGCCAACGTGATCGTCCCGCTGGTGGTGATTGGGCCCCCAGAAGTAGTGAGGCCGGTCGTACCGCCCGACACATCGACAGAAGTAACCGTGCCCCCGGCATCGGCAGCCCAAGAAGTGTTGGTGCCGTCAGTCGCCAATACCTTACCGGCATTTCCGGCTTGGCTGGGCAAAAGGGCATTGAGCGATGCGGTAGCTGTGGTCTGCCCCGTACCACCAGAGGCGATAGGTAGCGCGTTGGTTAGCGTGACGTTCTGGGCGGTATCAATAGAAACTGCTGTCCCCGCACCCGACCCGAGCGCTAGTGTGCCAGTTGTGTCCCCCTCAAATTTAAGGGAGGTTAGCTGCGTGGTTCCTGCGGAAATCTTACTCATGGTGCTTCCTGTTACGGAGTTACGATCAACCAGTACTGTCCGGGGGCAACCACAATAGTCGACCCGGGCCCGACATTAAACGGACCTAAAGACATTCCGTTGGCGTACGGCGGGAAGATAACATCCCCCGCTGATTGTGAAGAAAAAATACCGACCGCCAGATTTGCGTTTGCGTTATTTGCCCCGCGAATGACGTTGTAGAGGTCTACAAAGGCGGTTCGTTCTGCAGGCTGCGTGACGAAAACGTCTTTTGCCCCCAGAGAGAAATTGACCAGCGATCCAGCATTGCTCGAAGACAGCACGGTGTCCCGGGACAATGTATCTGTGCTGGCAGTATACGTGCCAATACCGACTTCCCACTCGTCCAGCAGCTGCGCGGCAATTGTGTAGTACGTCTGGTTACCGTCGCCAATACCCGCCAAAAAAGTCTGGTACGCCGTAACCGCGCCATCAAGCGTGACCGCACCGGTACCCGAGGTATCGGTGGTTTCCCTAACGCGGTCTGCAAGAACAAGTGCCATTGTGACTCAGATATTGTTGATGGTTCCCCAACCGGGGGTCTGCTCGTTGTCGATCAGTTGCCAGCTGTCTGCCTGCGTCGTATCCAGCAGTTGCCAGACTACGCCTTGATCTGTCTGGAGCATAACCCAGCCCGGGTTTTGGGGCGTAGCGATATTCTGCCAGTTTGCATCTTGTGTGTCATCAATTAATTCCCAGAGGAACCGACCGACAAAATCCTGCGCTGCGATCCGCACCCCCTCGATAACGAAGGCGTAGACATGCACATTGTTTGGGTAGCGGTCCAACGCCGTTGCGCTGTCTTGGAACGAGATGTTTAGATCCGCGTTTGTCGGGACTTCTACGCGGGCTTGGACCAGTTCCGCAATGTTGGTAGCGTAGGTCGGGGTACTCGCGACAACATCAGCCGCCTGCCCAAACTCGTTAACCGTTGTCCTGTATGTTGGGACAGAAGATGTACTGTCGGATGATCTAACGATTTCAGTAACCGCCGTGCTGAACGTAACGCGAGAAACGGCTAAATCGCTCACTCGTGCGCTATCTGTAAATGCCCCATTGACGTCCGTCGCTGCAGTTACCGTGTCTGCAACTTGTGCAAATTCCAGTGCGGTGCGGAAAAATAAGCGAACTCCCTGAGTCTCGTCGAGCGCTTGCGCTGTGTCCGCAAACGACGCGCCAAGAGCGCCAATGCCGAATACCTGATCTTGCGCTCGCGCAGTATCTGCTAGAAGCGCCCCAATAACGGCGTTCGTCGTAAACACGTCAGCCGCTCTCGCTTGCTCAGAAACAGCGCCAAAAACTTGAATGGTGCTACTTGCGTCGTCGAAAGCGGTAGCGGCCTCAGACACAGCCGCAGCGGGGCCAAATGCCGCACTAAACGCATCTTGTGCAGTGGATTGCTCGTCCACCAAACCGAAAACCTGAATGAGCGCGACTGCAGTATCGGAAAGCGTTGCGGTCTCCGCCAACGACGAACCGAAGTTTGGGGTGCCAACTACAGTATCCCGTGCCAGCGCCCCCTCAGAAACTCCTGTCGTGAGGTTAATACCCCCCGTTGCTGCGTAGGGAGCACCTGCGTAGGGCGTCAGGCCAAACACACGTTACACAGCGTTACGCTGCGCTGAGGTCGGCTTCGTTAAACCAGCGTTGTTGCAGGTTACCGTTGGCGTCGGCCCACTCGACCAGACATTGCACGGTGCCGTCCTCCAGCATACGCAGCGCCTTAACGGGGCCAGTGGGGGTTTGCACCGCCAGTTTAACCACGTCGCCTTTTTTGAACAAAGTTGCCATGTCCTACTCCTTAAACGGCGTCGAGGCTGAAAGTGTATGTGACGGTCAAGGTATCGCCTGCCACCACAATACGGTCGCCGGGAGCCTGAAAGTCAGCGGCGGAGAACAACACCCCCGCAGTGCCGCCTTTTGTATTGTTGTTGGTCAAAAATGCGCCGCCGATAGTGACAGAGCCGTTGATGTTGTAGGTGGCGGGGGCTGCCGTGTTGGTCGCAACCGAGGGGTCCGCCGTAGTCGGAATCCCGAAAGTGCAGGCGGGGCGTGTAGCTTGGCTATACGCGGTGACCTCTGTCCAACCTGCATGGGAGGCCATCGTATCCGTGGCTGCTGGGTTGTTGGAGGCTGCTGCGCCATACAAACCAATGTACCAAGCAGCGGTGTAGCCCGAGCCAGTGAAATACTGGGCGTTCATGTCTTGAAGACCGACGTTTACCACGAGGTTGTGCTTGGAGGCTTCCCATTTCAGGTTGCCGTCAGCGTCATGGCACTGAACTGTAAACACCCCGCCAGCGCGAACAGCATCCGTTGACCCGTCATTTTTACCCATAGCGCTGACCACGCTGTCAGAAGAGGTTGCTTTGCTTACCAACATGTCTGTGCTCCTTATGCGAATCGAATGAGCGCAGACGTCGCGGTGTTGGCGGGCATCTGCACAGTGAAAGAAGTGGTTGCGGTCTTATCAGACCCGAAGTCCAGCACGGCAATAGACTTGTTGCCCTTGCTGGCATTGTAAATTAGCGCTCCGCGTGCAGTAAAAGCAGCAGGGTCCCAAACGGCATCTGCAAAATCTACATAGGCCGTCGTGCCAGAAGTCAGCACAGTCACGCCAGTCAGTGTCTCGCCGCCAGCAGTGTACCCAGTACCCGACGTCTCGCCTGCGGTGGTATACACCGTGGTGGCTGCGCCAAGATCGGCCGTGGCCAAAAACAACGCCATTTTGAGCGTGTCGGTGTCAAGGTCGTGAACCCCAAGCAGGACTTCCTGCTTGAAGCTCGTTGTGAGGGTCTGGTCAAATGCCATATCAAGTCACCGCCTGTCGGTACTGCCCAGAGCGGTAGGCGTCTTGACGCTCCATACCATCGCCCAGACGTTTGGCCTGCGCCAGCGCTTCTTTGTACTTGCCGTCATACACAGCCATCATGTCCTGTTCACCCTTCATGAAGGTATAAGCCTCGACTAGCGAACCATACAGCAGCACAGTGTCAAAGTTGTCGCCCAACCAAGTGCGCCCATCTACAGCCACCGAGATCGACTCAGGATAGTAGTAATAGTGCAACTCGACCAAATACTGCGCATCCGGCGTTGGGCCAAGAATAAAGGTCAACTCGTCCGTAATTGTCACGCCCGATGACGTCGGGCCAAACAACGCGTAGTACTTCGGAACGCCAGTAGCCTTTGGGTTTGGGTAAGCTTGGCGGATAAAGTTTACGTCTTTGTTGAGCAAAAACTCGTAATCTCCTTGGAAGTTTACCGAGCCTGTGGTAAACCCAGAAAGCGACTTGGATACTGTCACGATGTCGCCAACAACACTGACCACAATCGTGCCGGGAAGGATGCCTGCGCCAGTCACATTCTGGTTATAGATGATGCCTGTAGGCGATACCACCTGCATCGTAAACTCAGTGACTTTGGTGGCGGCGGTCGTAGCATCTGAGAAAATGGCCATAGAGTACACAGCCAAAAAGTCCACTGGACAACTCAGATATTTGACGGTCGCACTGACCGCGCCTGTCACGTTCTTACGCAACGAGGGAAACTGCACCGTGTTGTAAATGCGCTGCTCGGCCTGCTGCACGAACACCGGGATGTTCGCAACAAAGTCCTGTTCAAAGTTCTGCGTGTAGTCGCAGATTGCAGCGGTCAACTGGGCGTAGTTCATGTTCGTATCAGGCCATCGGACCTCTTGCAAGCAAACCTTTTGTGGCTGCGCCAGTACCACGGATTTTGATGCCGCTGGTCTTTGTAGGCTTGTACTCATTGCTATGGTTGTTGGCCACGGACACGTTGGTGTCCAGC